AATGGTAAGAAGGCGGTATGGTTTGGGTTTAGTCAAAATTTTAAATATGTAGAGCGTACATTTAATGTCCTAAAATCGGAGGGAGTTGAATTAACTGTAATTTCTAACCAAACACTAGCCGCTCCTAGTGAGTACCAACCTTTTAGTGTAAAAAGTAGAAAATATGACCACGGGGGTGGTTTTAAGTCTAATAATAAGGATTTGACGTGCTGGGCCTTGAAGCTTCCCGTAGCCAAGCAGCCGGAGGATATTAAACGGTTTGCTGATCTTACCGAGCGAAAAAAGGAAGCGGAGGCTAAGTATAAGGAAGTTAAGAAGAATTGGACAATGGATAAATCTGTTAGACAATGGAAGGATTTAATGAGAAGCTTATGAAGATCGAGGTGGTGGCAGTTAGTAGTTTAATAAATTGGGACAAGAACCCAAGGTCGATAACTAAGGTCAACTTTAAGAAGCTGAAGGAGGATTTACAGCGCGATAACTTTGCCCCGTTGGTAGTGAATCAGGACAATATTGTGTTGTCTGGTAATCAGAGACTAAGGGCAATTCGGGAGCTGGGGTGGGGTGAGGTGGAGATTAGCAGGGTAGAGACTAGGAGTGAGGAAGATATGGTGTGGTATGCCCTTCGAGGAAATGAGAGTAGTGGGGAATGGGATTTAGATAAGTTGGCGGAGTTAACCTATGATCTGCCGGAATTTGATAACTTTAAGATTGATTTGAAAAATATAACGCTGGATAAATTAAAGAAGAGGTATGGGCCGGAACCAATAGAGGACGAACCGCCCCCAGTACCAGATGAGCCAGAGAGTAAACGGGGCGAAATATATGAGCTTGGTAGGCACCGTTTGATGTGTGGTGATGCAACCAGTAGAGAGGATGTGGAGAAGTTAATGGATGGGAAGAAGGCGGACATGGTGTTTACTGATCCGCCGTATGGTGTAAGCTACGAGGGCAGGACAAAGGACAAGCTAACGATCAGGGGTGACGGAAATACTGAGGTCTTTGGTAAAGCAGTTGATAATTTTCTGACAGTTCCCGGGGCGGCATTCTATGTCTGTTGCCCTGCTGGTAACAACTTCAAGGATTTTCTAATTCCATTTACCCGGAGATGTTACCACGCCGCAACGATCGTTTGGGTGAAAAACTCACTGGTTTTGGGGCACGGTGATTACCACTACAGACACGAGCCTATACTCTATGGGTGGTCTAGGGGGGCGGGTCATAAATTTTATGGAGACAGGACACAGACTACGGTATGGGAGATAGACAAGCCCAGCGTATCCAAAGAACACCCCACCATGAAACCGGTAGCTGTGCCAGCACGAGCAATAAAAAATAGTAGTAAAAAAGGCGATATTGTTCTTGATCTCTTTGGTGGTTCCGGCTCAACTCTGATAGCTTGTGAGCAGACTAATCGTATTTGCTACATGATGGAGATCGACCCTAGATATTGTGATGTTATAAGAAAACGTTATGAAGTATTCACCAGAGATAGTTGACGAAATATGCCACCATATAGAGCTTGGAGTGAGCAACAAAGATGCTTGTCAACTCGCCGATATATCGGAAGAAACTCTTTATAAATGGATAAAAGAAAAGCCTGAGTTTTCTGAGCGTATAAAAAAGGCAGTTAGCAAACGTAAACAGAGACTAACCGCTTTAATCCTTAAAGCGGGGGAGAAAACGTGGCAAGCGGCGGCGTGGTATCTTGAACGTGTCCACAATAAAGAATTCGCTAAACGTGAAATAAGGGAGCACGAATTCAATCCTGAAGAAATGTTAAGTGAGTTGTTTAATAAGATAGATGATAAATGCGAGACAAAAGATACAAGCCCTGTTTCTCAATGATTACGGCGAGCCGTATACGCTTACAGATGGTCAACTCGATATTTTTAATGCTGTCTACGATCCAGAGGATTTGCGCGTGGCTATTAAGGCAGTTACTCAGTACGGCAAGTCCGAAGTAACAGCGTTAGCCCTAATAATGGTAGCCCTTACTAGAAGGGAGAGGATATTGATTGTGTCGCCATCGGGTAAGCAGTCGGGCATTATCATGAACTATGTGATAATGCACCTGTTTGACAATGAGATAACCAAGAGAGCAATAGAATTTGAGGGGAGTTTAGAGAAGCTAAAGAAGGAACGCAGTAAGCGCAGAATCACCTTCACCAACGGTAGTGAGATATTTATCTTAACAGCTGACGCTAGAACTGTAAGCCAAGAGGCTAAGGCATTGATGGGCTTTGGTGCTAGCGTAGTTATTGTAGATGAATCCGCGCTGATACCAGACACAATGTTTTCCAAAATATTGAGAATGGTGGGTGGTGTGAGGCGCGGTAAGATTGTGCAGTTGGGCAATCCGTTTGAGTCGGGACACTTCCAACGTGCTTTCAAAGATAAGAGGTATAAAACAATTACTATCAAATGGCCGCAGGCGGTAAGGGAGGGGAGAATTAAAAAGGAATTTGTAGAGGAGGCTAGGGAATCAATGCCCCTTAGAGATTTTACAGTATTCTATGATTGTGCGTTTCCCCAAGCAGGGGCGGAAAATTCGATTATCCCAAGCGATTGGGTTGATTTGGCAGTCAATCAGAGTGGGGTGGGGGGAGGTACGAAGCAGGCAGGACTTGACGTGGCAAGATTTGGAGGGGATTCGACTGTATATATACTGCGTGATGGTGGGGTCGTTAAGAGGATGGCGGAGGTACAGAAAAGAAGTAATATGGAAGTGGTGGGTTGGGTTAGGGGATTTCTTGACAAAGACAAGCCAGAGACTATGTGTATAGATACGGTAGGTACGGGGTCGGGCGTGTTCGATAGGTTATTAGAGTTAGATTACGATGTTGAGGACATAAACGTGGGCAGTAAGCCCAAGGGACACGAGAAGGGCCAATACTACAATCTTAAGGCGGAATTGTGGTTTGAGCTTAGAGAGTGGTTTAAGCCGGTAGCAGGTAAGAGCAATATATCTATTCCAAACGACCCCAACTTAATACAGGAGTTAAAGGAAACAAGATATAGCTATGATTCGAGTAGAAAGCGGAGGGTAGAGGCTAAGGAGGTATTTAAAAAACGGGTAGGCAGGTCGCCAGATAAAGCAGACGCGCTAGTGTTAGCGTTTACCCCCTTGACAAGCATGGGCGCTAAGATGATGATGGTATAAGGACGCTTGGCGTCCCTTTTGCATTTATGGCAAAAAAGAAATTATCTAATATCCCCCCACAACAACCAATAGTTGTAAGTAATTTACCGGCCCCACCACCGGCCAAAACTAAGGATTATCTCGGTGAATTTAAGGGTTGGGTGTTCCCTACTGTCTCGTTAATAGCCGAAGAGGTAGCGACCATTGAGCTTCATTTATATAAAAAGAAAATAATAGGTGGTGAGGTACATACTACAGAAATTCTGGAACATGAGGCGTTGTCATTGATTCATAGTGTAAACAACTTCTCTACCAGAGAGACATTGTTTAGACTAACACAGATATATATTGACCTGACCGGCGAGGCGTTTTGGGCCTTGGTTAGAGACGGAAACACACCTAGTGAAATTTGGATGTTGCGTCCGGATTGGGTTAAGGTTATACCGAGTGCCAAGGACTTTATTAGCCACTACGAATACTCCCCCTGGGGCAATTATGGCGATAAGGTGACGTTAGAGAAAAATGACGTGATTCAATTCAAATCTCCTAATCCGCTCAACCCCTATCGTGGTCGCGGGGTGGTTCAGTCGACGGCCTCAGCCCTAGATGTATTTAATTTTTCACAGGAATATCAGCGGGCGTTTTTTTACAATTCCGCCCTACCCTCGGTAATTTTTTCTACAGATTCTAAAATAAACCAGAAGGAGATTAGGCGGTGGATGGCGGCGTGGGAGCAGAGACACAAGGGAGCGCAATCAGCACATAGGGTGGGCGTGTTGTCTGGTGGTAATTGGAAGGTTGACGCTATCTCCCCAACCATGAAGGACATGGATTTTATTGGGTTGAATAAATGGACAAGGGACCAGATACTAGCGGCGTTTAGAGTGTCCAAGGCTAACCTTGGAATAACCGAAGATGTTAACAGGGCCACGCAAGAAGCTACCGACCTTAGATTTTCTAAACTGGTAATCAAACCAAGAATGAAGTCGTTGGTTGAACACTTAAACGAGTTTCTGCTACCACTATACCCAGACTCTGAAAACCTGTTCTTTGACTTTGACGACCCTGTAGGGGTAGACATGGACCAGGAGTTAAAGCTGTATGAAAGCGGTTCCAAGTATTCGTGGCTGACCCCTAACGAGATACGGGAGCGACAGAACTTGCCCCCGCTAGAGGGCGGCGACGAGGTGATTAGTTTTGGTTCTTTCCCGCAAGATGGAGTAAAGGAAACTATTAGGGGGTTTTTTAAGCGCAAGGGCAAGATGGCCCTTGTAAATAAGGAGAATTTTAAAAGAAAACACAACGTACAGCTGCCCCACAAGAGCCTAGCTTCGTTTAAAAAGGACCAGGATTACGATAAAATAAAGAAAAGCGTAATGCCTGAACTGATTAAGGTAGCCTCACAAATAATGGCTGTCAAAGATCGCCCGAGTGATGATAAATTAAAGGTTTGGGATAACCTAATTGAGAGTACGAATGTATGGGAGAGCCAATTGGAGCGGATAGTCAACCAACTACTGGCTGAACAGGAAAAGGTAGTGCAGGAAAAGGTTAGTATTGGTAAATTTTTAAAGAAACGACCATCTGTAACTAAGAACAATGTGGACGACTGGTTGGAGGTTTTAGACGAGAAGGAGAATGAAAGGTGGGGGCGGGTAATCCTGCCGTTTTTACTGATGATCATTGCTGCCCGCGGTAAAACGGTACTGGGAGAACTTGCGGTACAAGTTACTGACTTGGATTTAGAAGCACACGATATAGCAAATTATATAAATGACGAATCTTTGAAATTTATATCAAGCGTTAATGAGACAACCAGAAATGCTTTGAAGGGGGCATTAATTGAGGGAATCAAGCAGGGCGAGGGCGCCAACAAACTAAGAGGTAGGATACAGGAGGTCTATATTGGGGTTTCCAAAAATAGGGCGGCCATGATAGCAAGAACCGAAGTAATGAGGGCGGCCAATCAAGCTACCTTGGCCGCATACAAGCAGTCTGGGGTGGTAGAGGGTAAAGAGTGGTTGGTGGCTAAAGATGAGCGTACCTGCGAATTTTGTTTACAGATGGAGAAGAGTTTCAGTCAAGTAGGGCTTGATGATAACTTTATTCCCAAGGATACGGATTTGGAAGGAACTGAGGGGGGTATTTTGAAACTAGACTACGGTAACCTAGACGCGCCCCCACTACACCCAAGGTGTAGGTGTACGATTGTACCGATATTTAATTTTAATAAAACTCATAAGATACTAGACCGCGAAAAGCTAAAGCTGGAAAAGACGCTGGGTAAGCTGGAAAGGGGTATCAAGGAAAAAGAACAGTATCTAAAAGAAATTCTACCCATCCACGAACGAGAGTTGATGGAGCGGGCGAGGCAGAAAGCAGAGGAAGAGAAAGAGCGTATTTTGGCCGAACTTAAGGCAATTCGAGACGAAGTTGAGGAGGTACTGAATGAATAAAGAAAAAGCCAGG